AGTCTCCATTTGTAGCTAATGTAACAATTGTATTAACATCTAATTGAGTAGCTTTTATTGCATCAGTTCCATCAATCCAAGCATTTATTTGGTTGTACGCTGTATCAAATTGTGTGTTCCATTCTGATGTTGAGGGAATATCTCCTAAACTAAAACTCGTTCTTGTTATTGCCATTTAATCCTCCTTACCATAATCCTATTGTAAACCTTGTATTCGCGGTAGTACATTTAATAAAAAATAATGATTCCGAATTTGTACCAGACCCTTCATAAAAATCACCTGATCCAGATTGAGTTAATATACTATAAAATAAAGGGGTTTTTAAGAGATTGTGTGAAACAGAGTTATCATCACTGGCAACAGAGCTAGCTGTAACATCAACCAAATACATGTCTACATTTTCGGCTCTTTGACCAGTCGTGTCCCTTGTAGAATCAGCTAAACCGATCTTATTTAATATATTATATATATTCTCAAATTCAGTTTGGATTAATGGACTATCAAAATCATTTAATTGATTAGCTTTCAAGATTCTTTACCAGATTTTGATAGATGTAACTCAATAGGAGACTCTAAATTATAGAACCTTGACGAGCTATTTTGTCGTAGCCTTAACATTATACGCCTTGATCTAGCCTTAGTATTGCTAGTGTATGTGAAGGTGGATTCTGGTAAACCTATTGGGCTAATTCCTATTGTAAAATCAACGCCTATCGCAGCAGACTGACCAGAACTAGTAATTGTGTCTTGCGTAACCCAATCTACACCATCTTTTATTTCTGTATCTACATCTATTTCCCCAGCAGTTGAAACCCAAGCAGTTGTAACTTGTTTCAATGAATTACTATTTTTTAGGCCATCTTCTGAACCAAACAGAGGAGAAACCACATAAGAATCTATAGCAGAGCCAGAATCAGAGAACAACACACCAAATCTATTTTTAGTTCCATCTGCTGATGCACCAAATACGATCCTCTGTGAGTTTGTGGATGATACAATTTCAGTATGTAAAGACTGAGCATTTACAGTCCAAGGAAATATTGGAAAATGAAGGCCGTTATCATCTCGCCAAGGATGTAATAAATCAATCGCAAACATAGAGTCATTAGTAACACTTGATCCTGTTGAGAAGGAGATAAGATATCTACCTTTTTCAATATCAATAGTTGAGTCCATAAAATCATATCTTGTCTTATTTACATTATCCCAAGTATCTTGAACATAGCTTGATATTTTCTCAATGTTTGCCCCATCATACATATATATACCATCAATATATGCCCATATAAGCAAACCACCACCAGAAATAGAGTTAAAGTTCTGTATTGTTCGACTACTAATACAACCTATATTCTTGTCAATTGAAACAAGATTAAAAGACGGTTTATCATATCCAATTAATTTATGAGTAGACCTATCTTTAAAAATTACTAAAGAATTTCTTGAGAATGATTTGATACCAGTTATATCCTGTCCATCATTCTGTTCTACTTGTATTTTATCGGTTCCTGAACCACTCCAGGTATCAATATCTCCCGTAGCAGAATAATCTAGTCTGTCAGTTGCAGAACTAATACCAGCAATAAAAAGTTTATTCAAATGAGTCTCTACAAACTTTGCACCTGTCGCAGCAGCACTAATATTAGCAGTACTAGATCCATCCCATGTATTTAATACGTTTGTTCCATCTGCAATGATAATTTTATCTAAAAATTGAGTGTATTCAGCAGCACGTGAAGTAGATAACCCTGAAAATATGGAGGCTGTTACTGTTCCTGACTCATCCTCCCATATTCCACCATTGGAAGTACCAATGATTTCATGAACAGTTCCACTAGATAATCTCAAAGAGAATAATGATGTAATTGTTGGGGAAGCACTAACAGCAGTGGCATTTACAGTTGTATACCCATCCCTTTTTTTTACAATTGTATTTTCTTCAACAACAAAGTCTTGTCCATCTGAGGCAATATCAAACCCAAGGCGATGTTTAGGTTGGGAGTTATTTACACCTTTAGAGGGAAACCACCTTATAGTAAATAAGGTTGATGCCATTTACAATTTCCTCTTAATCCAAGCAGGCATAATACGATTAACTGGTTGATCTTTTCCAACTAACCAGTCTGACACAATATCGCGCAATAAGCCTAAATATCTCTGCTTACCAAGGGTAGCGTCCTGTTGATCTCTATACCGAAGTCCATACCCTTCATATGAGGCATTCACTATCTTAGAAATAAAGGACTCTGGGTATTCTGATCTATCTTGATCCTTAATTAGCCATCTAGGAACACGCTGATAGATAATCGATAAAACTGTATTTGCATCTACATTAAATAGTTTCAACATACTCTCATGATCTAAGTCATACGCAGAAAAATTACCTAGACTTGATCCATTTGGGTTACCTAGTTCATAAGTAGAATCATCATAAGGGTGGACCCTTTTTTGGTTAGAATCATCTGTAATATAGTTTATTTTTCTAATATCGTTACTTTTATAAGTCTCACTTGCTGCCAATGTGGATATAACCCCACCTGCTGATGTTGTGACTGTTATTGATCCAGTTGATGCAGCCTTCCTAATAGAATCAATATGAGAATACACTATGGAACCTGATGCCGTAGCAGTAGCAACAATCGTAACAGGATCAGAAGAAATGTTTAATGTTGATGACGCAGCGATTTGCTTACCAAAAATAGTGACGATAGAACCATCATCAGCAGAGGCATCAGTTTGAACATAGATTGTTTCTGCTGTAGCACTTATTTGAGCTATATCAGACAAATCATATACCCCTGAACCTCCAGTAGCAGTCAGTGATTTAGTACCCCTTAAAAACTCCCAATCATATTGTTGTGATAAATCTCGTATTGTCCAATTTATAAACCTTTTTGCATCATTGATATCACCAGGAGTATTATTATCTCCCATTAAATCTCTAAGCCCTGCCCACATTTCTATAAATAATGATTTGCTCATTTAAAGCTCCTTTTATGAATCTACTAATAAAATTGTAAACCCTGCAGAAATACCTGAGTTATTTGTATCCGCATCTGCGTTTACTTCTCTATTATCAATAGGTATCTGGCATATTAAAATAATACCATAAAGGCAATGTTTATTCCCTAGGAGACTATTTCATAAGCTGGTTCATAGCATTTAGCCATAATAGACGGTTGCTTTCAGAGTATTTAAACTTCACTCGATTATATGCTTTTTCTGAGATTAAAGCCCTTTTATCTTTATTTTGGATAAGATCATCTATGCAGTCATACCATTCGCCTTTCTTAGCGATTATTCCAGTTTTTCCATGATCAATATATGAAGAATAAACAATCTCAGAAGCAATAGTAGGCACTTTCATAGCAGAATATTCACACCATTTAAGAGGGCTTTTACCCCTATTGAAGACTGTATCTTTTAATGGGGCTAAAGCAATATCTAATTTCATTTCTCTTACTAATAATGGATAAGTTTCGATATCCCCGTGCCAGGGATAATAATCAACCTGATCACCGAACAACTCAAATAACGAGGTATATTGTATTCCCATAAAACAAAACCTAACCTTCTTATTCTTCCCTGAGTTATATTTCTTATGTATCTTTTCCAGATCCTTTATAATTAGTCTCATATCATCAAAATGAGCTGAACCACCTTGCCACCCTATACGGATTTCATTAGTATCATTATCCTCCATTGGTAGCCATCTATCAAAATCAACATAATTAGGCAAAACAGCAATATTAGTAGAAGGTGCTATCTTTCTTATCTGTTTACCTAATTCAGATGTAGTAACTGTTATCAAATCTACTATATTCAAAAGTTCGCTTGTTGCCTTATATTTCGCCATATTCTCTTTTATGTTGAAGTTGCAATGCCCGTCCCGCCACATATCAAAGTCCATTGAACCATCTTTATTTTTCCTACTACGACACCAAGACTCGTTCTTAGCATTCTTAATAAAGTTTTCTTGAGTTTCCTTATCATTTTTAGATACAGTTATCTTCTTTTCCTCTACACCAAACATATTATATTTTTCATTCCAGGGGTCAACATTAAAAAGATTATCATCTAGTTCAACAACAATTTTCATCTTACTACCAAATGCATTACCCTTTTTTATAAGTTTTGCTGATTGGAGCATCCCCTCAGACCAAGGACATTGATATATTATTATGTCAGCATAAGCCTGTTGCTGATGTAACCTATTTCCATCGTGCTCATCTGAATTAAATATAAATATATCATGACCATCTTCTTGCAACTTTCTAAAAGGCTGCTTAATCCTATAAAAGGAAACGCCTCCCGTTCCTGCTGGTATAGCACATATTTTCATAAGATCAATGAGAGAAGATATCTTCCGTAAACAAGTGAAGAAAAAGCTAAAAAAGAAAATATAGAGCTAAAAACCATAAAAACTAAGGAGAAGATAACGATATCCCTAAATAATAAAATACGCTTCATAAAGGTTTATCTACAACCTTAAATACAGGAAATTCTTCTATAAATCTAATTAAGTTCTTTTTATTGTCGGCATCCCAATATTCACCGTGTTTTGAAGATGGAATACCTTTTAACATAGCATAATTATACATAGCTGATGGATCAACAGATGCTATTTTTCGTAAAGACTTATCAGGAGTATATCCATTTGATTCAGAATTAATTTCTCTTTCTATTGCAAGATCTTTTTCTAAAGAAGGCGGTATATATTCGGGAAGAACATCCCCATATATCTTATTCGAATCTATACCTTTTATATTAATTGCCATTAGTCAATAATATAACATATTATACAATAAAAGGAAAAGAGACAGGGAAGGGGACCTCCCTGCCTCATTACTAACAAAAACAACAAACGCAAAAAGAATATCACATTATTGAAGTTTTATGTAGTAGCTCCTTCTGCTGAAGCGACACCGATTATTTTACCACTCGATGTAGGTGCCATAGCTTGAAGTGTTAACTCAGTAACGAATTGTCCAAGCTCTCTATCTCCATCTTTAGCTAATCGACTAAACGCCAATGGTCGCAATTCAGCAATTCTCCAATATTGAGACTCGATTACAGCAACATTAGTAGCTGCAACATATCGGTTTAACAATATTTTCACTATACCAAAGTCGGACTGATAGACATCAACCGCAGCTTGCAAACGAGTATCACCAAAGTCAACTGATGAAGTCCTTGTTGAATTAGCAGAAAAAGATGATATAACACGCTTGTTATATCCATTTACGTGGACGGCATCAGGATTTCCACCAGAGTTCCAACAAGTTTGTAATATATTGTTGAATAGAGTTTCGGTAAGGTTCTTTCTTGTTCCAGTATCTGAAGCAGTTGTTAATGCTGGTTCAACATTAGAAGAAAGAAATCCAGCAGTTGCGTTTGTAATCGCAGCCATTCCCCATCCTTCTAACTGTCTAGCAGTATCAGCCGTAGTATCACCAGCAGCTTGAGCAGAAGAATTAACTAACTGAAATTCGATATCTCGAGCTAGTTCCTTCATCCTTTTCTTCATTTGGTATTCCCACTCTGATGCTCTACCAGCTACAGAAACCGCCATCTGAGTATTAGAAACCTCTAACTCACTTGTAAAAATCTGAGTTCTATTCCCGATACGGGTAGAGGTCCCACCAGAAGCAGGGGCAGCACTTGCACCCTCAGCAGCAGCATTTGCAGCAGCAGCAGCTAATGAGTCTGTTTGCCATTCGTGAAATACACCACTAGCCCTAGTTCTACCAATAGAAGAGAGAAACGGAGTCTCAGTAGGGCTAATATTTGTCAAAACCTCGGTAAGGTCTGCCCTATTCCCGATTACACCATCTGTACTAAATAAACCTGTAGGCATTTTATTATTCCTTTCATTACAAAGAAAGTATAGCTATGCTAGTCCACTGTCTTGAACAAACTGGGTAAAGAAATTTCCGAAATTTCCTTCTTTCTTACCCTTTGAAATAAGATCAGACAAACCAGGTTTGGAATCTCTTATGACCTTATTTGTATTTGGGGCAATAGTTCTAGTTGATTCAGTGACAACAGCCTCATCCGCCATACTTTTCAAGTTACTATTATGTTTCATTGATACGGTTGCTTTTAATTCGTCTAGCACAGATACGTCACCTCTAGATACAGCATCATAGATACTTTCTTGTCGATAACTAGGCAAATTATTATAATATTGATCGATTTGATCTCTTATTTCTGATGCCTGTTTATCTCCAGAAAAATAATTATTGACGTTGTTCACATAAGTTTCTTGCAATCGTTTTTGTTCAATAGGTTTTACCTTACTGTCGATTTCCTTATTAATATATGAAACAACATCGTCGATACTCTCTATTTGGGGTGTGGTGACATCAGGGGATTTATGAGACTCTAAATACTGGTTCACGTTCTGTGAGAGTTGGTTATTTAAAGCCACTTGCTCATCATATTTTTTCTTTAGAACATTCTTCTCAGAATTAACCTCAGAAAACCTATCATAAGGCACAGTTTCAGGAACTTTGCTACTTTCGCTTGATGATTGCGAATCCGACTGACTTTCATCAGTAGGCTGATTTACATCCTCAATAACAGTTGTTCCACCCATACTATCAACATCATTACCTGTCATAAACTACTCCTTTTAACGTCTTTTGGACGGATTAACGATTTTTACGTGATCGCCACGATATATACTAATAATATACCTGTAAATTAATAGATGTCAAAAAACATTCAAGATGACTTCATGTCAGCCGTGTCGACATTTAACATTGAATCCAGATTTATAAGTTCCTCATATACACTCATTTTTGAGTTACCTTCTATCAAAGATTCAATCGTCAAAGACCCAGACTCCTTTAACAATTCCTCTAACAATTCTTTTCTTTTTTCACTAAAATAAAGATTAAAGTATTTATACCCATCTGTAGATTTAAGATGATTGACTATACTCTTTAAATTAGAAACAACATCCTGGTTAATCATTAGCTGAACCCAACGTCAGTAACAGTCTCCTGGTCTCCACCATTTGAGGTTTTTATCCTATGTAAAGATCGTTTCTTTTCTTGTGGAAGTATTCCCGACTCTTCTTTAATCTGATCTGGTGTAGTTTCTGTAATTAATGCACCTGCTTCTCCTATAGCGTCTAAATCTAACTGTATCCCCTTTTTTGCTAGAATTTGCGCAGCCGCCATAGCTGGTAACGTTCCTTTAGTCATATCAACAGGCATTGTTACCGAGACCCCCAATGGTTTTTGTTCCTCAGTAACAGGAGGTGGAGGATTAAACATCGGACCGAAAGATGGGTCTAAACTGATATTTAGGTTCTTTGCTATTTGTAACATAAACCCTAATAAATTAAACCCTGGAATAGATGCCCCTTGTTGAACAAAAGAGATTAATCTATTTGTGGCCTCTAAATTGTCAAAAAAGTTATCAACTCCTTTAACAAGAAAATTTACCTCAGAGTTAATGTTACTAAAAACTTCAATATTAGGTAAGGGAAAAGGATTAAACTGTACATTTACCTTATAGGCCATTTCCGCCCAGCCTCTTATCGAAACATTCTCAATTCTTTTTGCTATCATACGAAATTTCTTGTCGGCTTGTTCAATCACTTTAGATACCCCTGTAGCCGTATGATCAAGATCTGTTTGATCACCCATACCTTGCATAAGTCTCTGGACACCCATACCTTTATTTATCTTGAGTTCTAGTAGTTCCAAATAGTTCATTCCATTGGCTACAGTTGAAAAATCGAACTGAGCAAAACGAATATCACCAGGTTGTTTCTCAATCCATTCAGCGCCTGGAAAAATAGATAGATCTCTTTTATCTGTTTGGGATCTAGCAGAAACAATTTTTATAGGGTTCAAAGATAAAATTTTAGAGTCATTTATTTGGTTCATAGTGTCATTATATTCGTGGTACATATCTAAGACAGTGTCAATTGAACTCATTCCATAAGCCTCGCCTGGTAAGCCACGATAACAGCCTTTTAATATAGGTATCATCTGATGAAAATAGGGATTAGGCATTAATTGAATGACTTCATTGTCAATAACAGAAATAACCATTTTATAAACACGTGTAAAATCTTGACCAGACGCATCTTTTTCCGTAAGAGAAAAATCACAATAAGCCTGATACATTTTATATTCTCTTGGTGAAGCCTCAGAAGTAGACGAATTATTGAATTGAGAATTATTTACAGTTGACAGTATTCGTTCTGATCGTGCAGAAGAATTGTTCGCACTGACAAATTTATCTTTTATCTTAGCAACGGTATCATCAAAATATATTCCAGCCTGGACACCTTGCATCAAGTGCTCCCACCCGACAAGATACTTTCTTATTACTATTGGCTGAGACTGAATATCCTCAATAAACATATCAAGGTAGACATCCTCAACATCTTTTATAGGGTCATAGCCTGGACCAAAATATTTCTTATCTATCTCATTAACAATTCCTAATTCCTGAATTTTCTGTGTTATTGGTTCACCGTTGGAATCCATAATAGGATTATCCTTATCATCTAAAACGAGTCTATCTTTAGTCAATAATTGTCGTGTTAAAACAGATGACTCCGAGTTTACAAGAGGAACAGAAATGTAATATGTCCCAAATACGACAGCATTATGTGCAACAACATCCATTTTTTCCTCAATATCATTTAAACTAAGTTGCTTATTTAATTCATCTTTTCTAATTTCTAGTAATCGTGGATCAATTGATTCACTTTCTACTGAAACAAAATCTTTGTTGAGAGGTAATATAGATTCTTTTAATCTTGCCTTAATAGCCTCGCAATTATCATTGATAATAGGTGATGCCTTATCATCAATCCCAACATAAGCTCTACCAACTGTATCAGTGACCTGCTGAGAATTAACAGACGATTTTGGAGGTTCCAAGATAGCCCTATAAGCCCTATCTCGCATAATATTTTTTACTCGCCAACCTTCCCTTTGGGACTTGAATAGATCCAAGCTACTAATAACCAAATCCCTAGCTTTATCTATAACCTCATTGGTAACTTCGAATGGTGTAAGAACCTTTCCTTGAGAAGGTTTTCCTGTTTCAGGTAGCTCTACTCTATTATCCACCAGTAGTTATCCTCAAGATTATGTTTTTTGTACAATTCGTTTAAACGTAAGAAATAGGATAGATACTTGTCATCGTCAATATCTATAATCATTTTTTTATTTAAGTCTTTACATATATTAAATACACTTCCAATAAGCGACTCAAACACCCCCTCAAGTTCAGAATCAATATCACATACAATATAAATATCATTAACAGAAATAAAATCTATAGATTTGACATACGATATAAAACCCGTTGAGGAGCCTTCCCCCGAATACACGAAGAAAAGGTTGTCGCTACCTTTGTGCTTATTATAAGCCTCTAAACCAAAATCAATAAGAGAAGAAGGGCTATCTATAAATGAGCACTTTAAGGCACAATCACGCAAAGAGATATCACCCTTACCTAATTTATCTTTAAAGATAACACTATCACTTGGTGGAATCCTCGTAATTTTCATTTATTAGCCGAGAATAGCACCTTTTGGAATAGGGGGCATCCCCTTAACAGCTTTACCAGCCAAGTTATTAGATACGCCTAAGCCTCCTCCAACAACTGGACCTAAATTGACAGTCGATCCACTTCTACCATCAAAAGAGGATGGAGTATTAAATTGAGTAGGAGATGAATTTCCTGACCCCATAAAAGACCTCCCCATTGATTTTCCAGTACCTTTATCTACATTAGCCATTTTTTCCTCCTTTTAGGTATCTTCTGCTTGTATTTTAGGACGACCAACAGGTTTTATACGAGGGTGATTAATTTCATTTACAGCATCAAACAAAATTTTCAGGTTTTCATAAATTGCCTGCTCTTTTGCTTCTTGTCTACCTTGTAAACCACCTACGCCTCTAAACTCAATAATTTTAATTTCTTTTGGCATAATAGCCTCCCTTAAAGAAGTTTTTATTTGGTACCGAAATACGTTTCGTCACCAAACCTAAATTTATTATAGAACATTTAAAGAAATATAGAAAACATCATGGGGCTATACTGACTTGTAACATGGTATTTTTTGAGGCTAATTATCAAAACTAAAAAAACTGTTAGCCTCAAAATGCATGGAACATTATCATGGCGTTACACTGAGCTTTCCATAATATCTATTGCCATTTCACCCCGTTCACCTTTATGAACCGAAAACTCAACATCCCTTAACGGCAAATAATATTTATCTTTAAGACTTTCAACGTGAAAGAATAAATCAGGCTTGCCATCTCTCAAAATATAACCATACCCCTTTACAGTGTTGTAACTCTTTATTCTACCAATTTCTGACATATCATACACCTACCTTATCCACCAATTTTACCATAAGAAGTCTCCCTCCCCATATATGTAGACTTCTTGTTTTTTATTTCATAGTACGGATTAGATTTTATCATCATAAGGCATATACCAAATGCCATAACGTGATCATCATAATGGCCAGATATAGCCTCTTTTTTACCGTTTTCTTTTATAACAAATGTTTCTAATTCAGATTTAAGCTGTATAGGAAGAGAACCAACGATCTTCTCCCTTAAAGTTTGTTTAATAACTGAAATAATTTCATCCTTTGATTTTTGAGTAGTATACCATCCGAGTTGAGATGTAACTTCTTCTGTGACGGTATCTCGTCGCTCACGTTGGTAAAGATTACTATATGATTCTTTCACAATATTAATAACCGCAACCCCTGAGTTATTTTCTTCTATACCAACAAACGCCATATTGTAATATTCAGACCACTTAATAATTTCCTTTCCATACAAATCAGGTGCGATACGACCGTGCCATACGGCCATTATCTCCCAAGTCCTATTGTCCATCACATAAAAGCAAGATGCATCACCATTTTTATAGCCGATAGAGGTATCAGCCCCAATGCAATACTCCCCGTCATTTTCTGGCTCTTTAAAAATATTTATCCATTCTTCATCCCTTAAAATGCTTGATATTGGGAAAGAATCTATTTCGTCAATAAATAGACCTCTTCCAGAATGGATAAAGGCGTCTGTTTCATTTAATGGGTACTCCTGTTTCATCAAACTAATATCATTTCCAAGTTCTTCTAACTTTAGATACCACCAATTTTTTTGACCAACTGAAATATCACCCAAATAGTCATCATAAGAATTGTTCCCAGCATTAATGCCTGAAGAATAGTCGATATGATCTGTCCAACTAAAGAAATGGTTACGCCATAACTTAGAAGTTTTACCATCATTCCAATCCCGATAAAAACCATTGAGTCCATTCCCTGTCGATTCACAAGTAATATCACCTTTAACTGGAACAGTAGAAAATGAACCAGCTTTCAATTCTAAGTATTCTTTTATATATGCCATTTCAGATACATGTAGATGGTTTATTGTGCCTGATCTAACCTTTAGAGCGATATAAATAGAGCTGTTTAAATCAGAAAAGGTTAACTCCCTTTTATTTTCTATAGTTGTTCTAGGGGTCAAGTAAACGGGAAGATTTTCTAGAGCAATCTTGGCCTTTCTAAAGATTTTCTCTAGAGCCTCCCTTTCGTGGGCTATTATCGCTGCTGTTCGGTTACGATTAAAAATAACCTCATCTAGATAATACAAAACATGAAATGTAGTTATCCCAATCTGACGGTCTTTAAGTATATATTCACGTAATCCAAACTCACGGTCTGTATTGGTGTAACGTCGAAAAAGAGAAGCTTGCTCATAATTTAATTTAAATCTAACAAGGTTTCCCGTCTTATCGATAATCTTGTATAAATGGTTAAGTCGCCATTCTTTATTATTTAATTTTAATCTCTTTTCTTCTGATAAAATCTTCATTATAAATCACTATGTAGAGGTATCTTCTTTCTTCTTATAGATAGACTTAATTTATTACATCGACGACAAACTTTATTGGCAATGTACCCCTTATACTCAATCACGAGTATAGATTTAAGTCTTGGTGACTGGCAATCGCAAAAGGAACCTTTATTTTTTTTTAAAGACAATACTAATTACTCTCCTGACAAATGAAGATAACATCAACTTAATCCTTAGAGATTTTTCTTTTCTGAAAAACTCCGAGATAGGCATATCTCCATTTAAGCATTAAAATATCGAAAGGTCGAATATCATGATCTAATCAACAATCTTATCAATCAAATTATCAATAGATGCCTTTCTTGAGGTAAGAACGCTTATAATATCTCTTTGAACAATTTCCTTTGCGTCTTTAGTGAGGAACCTATCAATAAACCGATTATCGAGTTCGAGAACTAATCTATCCGCCAAAGAATAAAGATCAGCTAAATACTCAACTGGATTATATAATGACTTAACCAACAGATATAGACGATATATCAACACCCCTCCAACACCGCCAATAATCGACCACCAAGAGGGTGAGATACTTCCAAAAAAATTAATTATAGTTTCCATAAATTTAATACTCCCATCTAACAGATTTCTTTTATAAGACTATTTTCACAACATTCACAAATATAAAATAATCTAGATCCATCGTGATCAGAATCAGAGGCCGAGACTCTAAAAGAGTCACACCCTATACAATCAACGATAAAATCCATCTCATTCATTTGACGAGGCTTTGGAGAAGGTGTGTGAGAGCCTTAATCAAAGTGAAATGTAACCCTTGATAACAAACTTCACATATAAACATTCCGTCACGGCCAATAATAACCAGCTCTGTTTCAGGAACCCACTCTCTACAAGATTCACACTCTGCTTTAATCAGTGTCATCTAACACCCATTCTTTTTTAGGGTCTGGCACGAAACAAACATAACTGCCTCCTTGCTTTAATACCCATCCATTCGGCGTTTCTAGTCGCTCAGTCCAATCACTTTTACCAGAAAAAAGTTTTTTCAAACATTCCCACTCCCGACTATATTTTTTACTCATTATTTCTCCTCCAATAATTCATCGTCCTCAACACGATATATGTATCTAAACTTGAATCTATCGTTCATGATTAAACTTCCTTTCGTTCTAGTTTTGCTATATGTGTTTCTTGTGCTGTCATTTTGTAGCTCCTTTATTCACCCTTTGACACTACCCACAAACAGTCTCACAACTATCCTCGCAATTATCACAGATCAAAATCTTCCCATTAGATTTAAGGCTCTCTGGATAAAAAGAAACATCACAACACCCACAGAACTTTAACATATCTTGATCAATCATTTTGTAACTCCTCTATCTGATTTTTTATCTTTAGGGTGCCCATCTCGACGTTATCAGTTAGCTCCCTTATGCTTTCAGTTACACAATTTACCCTATTTATTAACTTCCAGGTTATGCAAGTATCGTCCAAAGCACTAAACATTTCGTTTACCGTTTCTTTTAAACCACTTACTGTCACAACTTCTTCTTTCATTTCTCTGCTCCCTTTTATCAAGATGTTTATATTATAATATAATATGGTATATTATGCAATGGGCATATTTGAAGATAGATAACCTGCATGACACTCATTATCTGTAATAGGAATATTGGTTTAAATAAAATAAATGAAAGTTAAATTAGGAGATAAACAGTCTATGAGCACAATTAAAATATGAAGAGCTATCAGATGGATGAACATATATTAACACATTGCCAATAACCAAAAAGTATGGTTAAATTTCGAGATCAACGGCTCGTTAGGTAAAGGCGTTTCCGATTTTTTCAGCCTTTACCAATCACATTAAAGGAGCGAAGCGAACTATCACACTAATTCGGTTTCGACTATCCCGTCGATAGGTCTTCATCCGCTACGCTACTGAAGCCCAGAAGGAATATAAATGGAATTTATTGACGCCGCTATTTTAATTTTAATTATTTTTATCCTTTAAAAGGAATAGAATTACTCATCAACTGTATTGTCCGTGCCGTCTATAGAAAAAGGGAGAAGAGTCTCCAAGCAGTCCAAACAAACAAAAACATCCTCATTGTTATTATCAATACACTTAACTAATCGGATAGAAAGATAATTAAGTTTAAGATAATTATCTCCACAGTTCTTGCACTGAAGGGCTGACATAATTAGTCATCCTCCTCTAATTCATACATAAACAAACCATAGAATATAAAGTCCGCTTATTAAGAAAATAAGAAATGGGCCCCATCGGGGCGAACTACAAGAAAGTTTATACTGAAGGCAGACTGAAAAAACTAGCCCTATCATAAATAACGCGGATAAAAACTGAGACAAATTAGTCATCCTCTAATTCATCCAAGATAGTAGAATGATCAACAATTTCTTGAACAACTTCTCTTTTAGAACCATTAAGTCTATGAGCCTCATCATCTGTACAAATCAATTTCATTAAAGCTACTTGTAATGTAGAGTTTTCAGATTTAAACCAATTCTTTTTCATTATAGTTTTGATTTTAATCTTATTATTGTCTACTGCATCTTTTAAAATGTCTACTTTGTCAAGACCGTGATTATAGAAAGTTGCCCTTGAACAAGACAAATAAGCGACTACATCAACGATATGAGTAAGATCATGATCTTTAATAGCTTTTAATGACTTTTTAAGTAGATCGTCTTTTTCGTAATACACAGGCTTACTCAAAAGGGAGCATTCTCATTAAGTTGAACATCGCTATCTCCATCTTCTTTCTTTTTCTTTTTAGTAATACACATATTATAATCAGGTTGTTTTGAACCCTTTTCCTTTTTAGTGTTCTTGAAGATAAGAACTTTAGCATTCCCAAAGTAGCCACTAAAATAGGTCTTTCCTGACTTAGTCTCATTTAACCATAATCCAGTAATAGGAACCAAATTGCTAGCATCAGAATTTTCTTCCATAAAAACCACCTCTCAATATATTATATAATATCAAATAATAATAGGCCGAACAACCAGAGAACATAAATATATATCGTCTTGACTATATCCCTATAACGATATATTATATAGATATATCAAAGAAAGGAAGGCAAACAAAATGACAAACGAAAAGGAACTACAAATACTAAGGGACAAGAAAAAGGAATTAGACGAAAGGGTAGAGTTCGATAAATTGATACTTGAAGGATTAAAAGAGATAGTCACAAGAATAGAGGATATCCAAGCATTATTTGATGGATTTGAACAAGATTTACTATTGGAAGGGATGTTAAATCAAGCTGACTTCATCATAGATGTCATGAAATCAGCAGACTTATCTCTATATAGCTATAACAAGTATATCCACGCTGTAACTAATTGTGAGGCATCTACAAAAGAAGGAATAGAAGGGGCGATAAGAATAATTGATTATGCTCACATGAAGATAACTATAGACGAAGTAATGGAATATTATCCAACGTTAGAGGAAACACAAAACAAGGCTCTTAACGATATGATGGAAAGAAACGCCGATCATGAAGAAATGTTGATGGTCAGATAAGGAGAAACAAATGAAAGCAAAAACAAAACAAATAGATGTATATAAAATAGAAAATATAAGTTACCCGATTGTTTACAAAGAAAGACATAAACCAAAAAACTTTGATTCAAAATGGCTAAAAGCTCTCTCAACAATAAAGGACTGGAAATAATGACTGAGAAAGAAACACGAGAAGAATT